TAACACTTGACAAATGATGTTAGACCTGTCATAATGGTCTATAATAATTGGAGTATACTATGGAATTAAATAGAGATGGTGATGGGTTTCTCATCAACACAAGTGATTGGTCAGAAGAAGTCATGTATGAAATGGCAAAATCTGATGACATTGAAATCACAGAAGAAATCAAAACTTACATAAACAAAGCACGAGAAATGTTTAATGCAACAGGCACAGTTCCCGCTGTTCGTATTTTTGCAAAAGAATTTGGTATGGATAGAAGAGCAAGTAAACTTTACGAAGTATTTGAATCAGGCCCAATGAAGAAAATTGCAAAATATGGTGGTTTACCAAAACCAACGGGTTGTGTCTAATGGCAGATGATAAGAATACAGTTCACACACCAAAAACATTTTCACTAGAAATAGAAAAAATTGCATTTGATAAAAGATGTACACATCTAGAAGCAGTATCTATTTATTGTGAAAAGATAGGTATAGAACCAGTAACCACAGCAAAGTTATTAACAAAAAGTTTAAAAGAAAAAATAGAGGCAAATGCGAGAGATTTAAATTATCTTCCTAAGGCAGCAAAGTTACCTATGTAATGCAACCAATAGATGCGTATTTAATGTATTGTGCGATGAAAGCACATTTTGATAAAAGTGATTATGACTTTGTAAAGTACAATGGTAAATCTAAAGTATCAAGAGATTCATTCTATAAAAGAAACGACAGAGTTTTTTTTGTTAAACTTACTCGTAAGTATAAAAGTAAACAAGATATACAAGACTACTTACTAGCTAATTTCTTAGTACATCCAAAAGGTTGGGTAGGTAAATTTGATGAAGATAATTATATACAATGGCAAAGAAAGATACAAAGTTTAAGTTATACATTTAAATCAGAGATTGAATCAATATTAGATTCAAAACTTATTGCGGTATCTGAAAATACACATCCTAAATTGTTAAAAGAATATTTGGGTAAAAGAGTATCACTAGAAAGTATGGTTATACTTAATAGTATATTACAGTTTCATAAAGTATGGAATGTTAAACTTGCTGAAGATTATGTATGGAAAGATGTATATAAACTCATGAATGATTATACATCCTTTCTTAAATTTGATACTAAGAGTTTTAAGTTAATACTAAAAGGATTGATGAATGAATAGACCTGATAAATTAGATTGGTGGATTAAATGGTTTTCAAGTATAGTCTTGATTATAGGAGCTGCAACAACAGCCATGAACATGTATCCATATAATATGTATTTTCAGTTTACAGGTATTACTGGTTGGTTAATAGTGGGTTGGATATGGAAAGACTGGTCATTGATAGTTGTTAACATAGTGGGTTCACTAATACTACTTGTTGGTATTTTACACTATCATTTTTTTACAGATTGGTATTTAATAATACATGAAAGATACATTGAGGTTATGTTATGAAATCACTAGTTTATGGAAATGGCGAATCAAGAAAAGATTGGAATGTAACTAAATCTTACAAGGGATTTACTACATGGGGTTGTAATGCAATATACAGAGATTGTAAAGTTGATAATTTAGTTGCTATTGACTATGAGATACAACAAGAAATATACAAGTCTGGTTATCCAATTAAAAACAAATGTCATTTTGCAGATTGGGCAATACTAGAGGGTTTTGACCCAGAGTTTATAAAAGAAGGTTTTTCACCATTAAACATATTTGAAACATCAAAAAGAAATGATGGTGGTGGTTATGGTTGGTATGATAGAAAAAATTGTGTAGTTCAAGGAAAAGAATATGAAGCTGCAGAAAAAAACTATCAAGAAATGATAAAACAATTTCCACATTTAGATAAAGAAGATGTAAAAAGAAAATGTTTTAAAAATGTAGGTCTTTATATCACTTGGGTAGAAGATAAAGATAAAGTAAACAATATAGAATTTCCTAGAAATTGGTGTGCAGGAGCATCTGCACTACATTTAACATGTCAAGAAGGTGCAGATGAAGTATACATGTTAGGATTTGACCTAAGTGATTATGATGAACCTCTTAATAATATTTACAAAGGAACAGATAATTACTTATCATCTGATTCAAAAGGATTTAATACTGATGAATGGGTAAGTCAATTAATACAAGTGTTTAAAGAATTTCACGAAACTAAATTTTATTGGGTAGTAAAAGAAGATGCTAGTCCTTTAGTATGCAATAATGTTAAAAGTATTACCTATAAAGACCTTGACAAAAGATGTCAAGTATAGTAAAGTAGCAAGAATAACTATTATAAATAGTTATGTATTGAAAAATACACAAATAAACATACGATAAAATATAATAACATAAGGAGAAAATATATGTCATTAGATAGTCTAAAAAGTAGTGGGTCACTTAATAAGTTGCTAGATGCAGCAAAAGGTGAATCTGCTCCCCAAGAGAAAAAATCATATGTAGATGAAAGACTGTGGAAACCAGAGCTAGATAAGTCTGGCAATGGATACGCAGTTATTCGTTTCTTACCAGCCATTCAAGGCGAAGACCTACCATGGGCAAAAGTATGGAATCATGCTTTTCAAGGCCCAACAGGTCAATGGTATATTGAAAACTCTCTAACAACACTCAGTCAGAAAGACCCTGTGTCTGAACACAATACTGCATTGTGGAATACAGGTTTAGAATCTGATAAAGAGATAGCTCGTAAACAGAAAAGAAAATTACAATACTTCTCAAACATTTACATAGTAAGTGATACGAAACACCCAGAGAATGAAGGTAAAGTATTCTTGTTCCGTTATGGAAAGAAAATCTTTGATAAGGTAACTGCTGCAATGTCACCAGAGTTTGAAGATGAAAAGGCAATCAACCCATTTGATTTTTGGGAAGGTGCTAACTTCAAATTAAAAATTAGAAAAGTAGATGGTTATTGGAACTATGATAAATCAGAGTTTGAAGATACATCAAAACTTTTTGAAGATGATTCTGAAGCAGATAAAGTTTGGAAAGCACAACACTCTCTTGCAGAGTATACTGCACCATCAAACTTTAAATCTTATGATGAGTTAAAGACCAGACTAGATGCAGTCCTTTCTGGCACTGTTAGAGTTGGTAATGTTGCTGATAATTTAGATGATGCACCTATTGCAAAACCTAAAGTTGATACAAAACCTGTAACTACAAAAGTGGAAACACCTGTAGTTGAGGAAGATGATACATTAGCATATTTCGAAAAACTAGCTGAGTAATCATATGGTGCCCCTATTGCCGAAGGCAGTTTAACTGCAATTCTTTAGGGGCACTTTTCTCAAACATTTCTATACAATCCTTATAAATAAGTCATGGCCCAAAGTAAATATATTCAAAGTGTCTTAAAGGCAGCAGGTGGTAGACCCAAATCAACACAATGGTTTCGTGATAAAATCAAAGAGTTTGGAACACCAAAGTCTGCTGATTTGATTCGTGATGGTAAAAGAACATCATCACCTACCTTTGGTCTACTAAATATGTTTATATATGACCCTAAACTAAAAGATAAATTACCATACTATGATACATTTCCTTTAGTATTACCCATTGAAAATTATAGTAATGGGTTTTTAGGAATCAATATGCATTATCTATCTATGCCTATAAGAATTAGATTATTAGATAGATTAGTGGATTATAGTAATAATGATAAGTTTGATAAATCTACAGAGTTAAGAGTAGATTATAGTCGATTAAAAAGGATAGACTTAATTAAACCTTGTTTAAAAAGATATTTAGCAAGTAATGTTAGGACAGAATTTAGAAAAGTAGAGGCAGATGAATTTATGGTGGCAACACTATTACCTGTACAGAGATTTAAAAAACAATCTGACAGTCATGTATTTGCAAAATCAAGAGGAATGATATAATGGCAATAGGAAGTTTTATAGAGGCAGCTGCTTCATCAGTTTTAAATGAATTATTGTCATCATTTCATGATGATAATGGAATGGCATTACCCTCACGATATGAGGCAATATTTTTACCACCATCGGGTACATTAGGAACAGGTGGCCCTGGTGCATCTACTAATTTATTTTCACAAGTATTATTAGGTGATATAGGTGGACAAGAAAAAAAAGAAGTTGGATACCAATGTAATAGTATATCATTTCCTGGCAGAACTTTAACAACAACAGATGATACAAATTTATATGGGCCTACTAGACAAATTGTAGATGGTTTTACTTATGGAGATATTACTGCAGGCTTTTATTGTCACAATGACATGAGAGAAAAGACATTTTTTGAAAATTGGCAAAAACTTGCATTTAATGCTCAAACATTTGCAGTAAATTATTATGATGATTATGTAGGCACTATACAAATATATCAATTAGACCAAAAAGATAATAGAAGATATGGTGCTGAATTAGTAGAATGTTTTCCAAAAACTATTTCTGAACAAAAACTGAGTTCCCAAAAGGCCTCAGAAGTACAAACAGTAGATGTAACATTTAGTTTTAGATACTGGAAAAATTTAACGGCTGAAGGTCAATTACCAAAACCTTTATTAGACAGATTGCAGGGAGTACTTGCAAATCAAGTAGAAAGAAATTTATTAAGTAGAATACCAAAAGTATTAAGAAGATTATAATAGGAGTGAAAAATTATGGCTTTACCAAAACTTGAAACGAAAACTTATACCTTAACCTTACCATCAACAGGTCAAGAAATTAAGTATAGACCTTTCTTAGTGAAAGAACAAAAAACATTGATGATGGCACAAGAATCAAAAAATAGTAATGAGATTGTGGATTCAATGAGCCAACTTATCAAAGATTGCACTTTTGATAAAGTAGACCCAAAAACATGTCCACTATTTGATGCAGAATATATCTTTTTAAAACTAAGAGGAAAATCTGTAGGTGATAAATTAACTGTAATGGTGACTTGCCCAGATGATAAAAAAACTCAAAAAGAAATAGAGATTGATATATCTGAGGTAGAGGTTAATATGACAGATGAACATTCAAGAGATATACAAGTAACAGATAATGTAAAAATGGTTTTAGATTATCCATTGTTAAATGATACAAAAGCATTTATAAATAAAACAGATGATAGCGTAATTTTTGATGCATTAGAATCATGTGTTAAAGAAATACACTTTGGTGAAAATGTATATCAAAAAGTAGATATGTCTAAAAAAGATTTAACTGATTTTATTGATTCATTAGATACTGAACAATTTAATAAGGTACTACAATTTTTTGAAAGTATGCCTAAATTAAGACATGTAATAGAAGTAACAAATCCTAAAACAAAAGTAACTAGTGAGATTTTGTTGGAGGGTTTGGACAGTTTTTTAGAATAGGGCTTTCTCACGAAAGCCTAAAAAGTTACTACGAAAGTAATTTTGCACTCATGCAACAT